CCGACGAATAGGGCGAAAACTTTGATGCCAACCTCGCCGAAGATATGGAAAAGGGCGAGCTACAGAAAGTAGCAAGCGACATCATTGAGATGGTGGACGCCGACATTTCCAGCCGCAAGGACTGGGTTGAGATGTATGTCAAGGGTTTAGACGTACTGGGGATGAAGTATGAGGAAAGAACGGAACCTTGGCTCGGTGCGTGCGGTGTGTTTTCCACAGTTCTTACCGAAGCGGCAGTGCGGTTTCAAAGTGAGACTATTATTGAAACTTTCCCTGCACAGGGCCCAGTCAAAACGGAGATCATCGGGGCTATTGACAAGGTTAAAGAGCAGGCGGCGGAAAGAGTTCGTGATGACATGAACTATCAGTTGACCGAAGTGATGACGGAGTACCGTCCAGAGCATGAAAGAATGCTTTATTCACTCGGTTTGGCTGGCGCGGCGTTCAAAAAGGTCTATTACGACCCAAGTTTAGAGCGTCAAGTTGCGATTTTCATCCCCGCTGAAGATGTCATCATCCCTTATGGCGCTTCTAGTCTGAAAACTTCAGAGCGTGTGACTCACATCATGCGCAAAACAAAGAATGAAATCCGCAAATTGCAGGTTTCAGGCTTTTATAAAGACATTGATCTGGGCGAACCCCAGCAAATTCATACTGACGTAGAAAAAAAGAAGGCTGAAGACCAAGGTTTTAGCCTGACTGACGACGAGCGTTACCAAATTCTTGAAGTGCACGTCGATTACGACCTGCCCGGATACGAAGATGAAGATGAAATTGCGCTGCCTTACGTCATTACGATTGATCGCGGCACAAATAAAGTGCTGGCCATCCGTAGAAACTGGAATCCAGAAGATGATCGCAAATTAAAGCGCGACCATTTTGTTCAATACACCTACGTTCCCGGTTTTGGCGCGTATGGTTTGGGTTTGATTCACCTGATTGGTGGTTATGCCCGCGCAGGTACGTCACTTATCCGCCAATTGGTGGATGCTGGTACGTTATCTAACTTGCCCGGCGGTTTGAAAACCCGTGGTTTGCGTATTAAAGACGACGATACCCCAATTACCCCCGGCGAATTCAGAGATATGGATGTGCCGTCCGGAGCTATCCGCGACAACATCATGCCTTTGCCATATAAAGAACCATCTCAGGTTCTGTTGGCGCTGTTGAACCAGATTACCGACGAAGGCCGTCGCCTTGGCTCTATTGCTGACATGAACATCAGCGATATGTCGGCGAATGCTCCAGTTGGTACGACACTGGCTTTGCTTGAGCGTCAGTTGAAAACGATGTCTGCGGTGCAGGCGCGTATTCACTACTCAATGCGTCAAGAGTTTAAGTTGTTGCGTGACATCATTCGTGACTACACGCCAGAAGACTACAGCTTTGACCCAGTTGAAGGTGATCGTAAAGCCAAGCAAGCTGACTACGACATGGTGTCGGTCATTCCAGTGTCTGATCCCAACTCTGCAACGATGGCTCAGCGCATCATGCAGTATCAGGCGGTCATTCAGTTGGCTCAGGGTGCACCACAGATCTATGACTTGCCAGTGTTGCACCGTCAGATGATTGAAGTGTTGGGCATTAAGAATGCGGCGAAGTTAGTCCCAGTTGATGATGACATGACGCCTCGCGACCCAGTGTCTGAGAACATGGCCTTCTTGACTGGTAAACCAACTAAAGCGTTTATCTACCAAGACCACGATGCACACATTGCTACGCATACTTCAATGATGCAAGACCCAATGGTGATGGGCCAGATTGGTCAGAACCCAATGGCTCAGCAGATGCAGGGTGCGATCATGGCTCACATAGCTGAGCACGTTGCATTCCAGTATCGCGTGAAGTTGGAGAAACGTTTGGGCGCTACATTACCAGCTCCAAATACAGAGATGCCGGAAGAAGTTGAAGTGCAGTTGTCTAAGCTGGTGGCACAAGCGGCTACTCAGTTGACGCAGATCCACCAAGGTGAAGCGGCGCAGAAGCAAGCACAGCAGTACGCCGATCAATCGGTGTTCCAGCGCGTTCGAGCCATGATGGGGAATTCTCCAGGCGATGATGTCGAATGGGCGGAGCGGTTCAAGTCGAAGATGCGGAGCCGCCTATCTCTCATTAAGCAGAGATTCTGGAGCGATACGGAAGGTGCTGCCACGCTCGATGAGCGGTTAAAGGAAAAGGGATTCCAGGGCATTCCCGTCGAGAAGATGGTGCTCGCCTACCGCATGTCGGAGCGAGCCAATGCCGCCAGGGCGCTAGAGGATGGCGTCTTCGACTTCGAGACTGGGGAGCGCATCGGCAAGGGCGTTGGGTACTGGGACCGCATCACTCCCCACCTCAAGAACGACGCCGAGGCCGAAGAGTCGGCCCACTACGCGCACGCCAAGCACACGCTGTTCATGGCGGATAAGCGGCCTGAGTACAACTCCGGCATGTCAGTAGAGGACGCTGAACGGATAGTCGATTACGTCGGGCAAGACTCGGATAAGCTGAATCGCTATGACGAAGTAGCCAAGGCTATCAGCGACTTCGCGTTCGAGCTACTAGAGATGGAAGTGAAGGTCGGAGCGTTCCCGGCCGCCGAGTACGCAAAGATCAAGCAATTCTATGGCGACGACTACTTCCCGCTATGGCGCATCAAGGGCGGATGGAAAGAGCGGTTCGGCCTGAGTGGATTCTTCAACCTGCCGAAATTGGTTCGCGGACGCAGCAAGGAAGGTTCCGGCGCCCGCATTATGAATCCGCACGACGTAATGCAGGCGATGGCGATTAAGTTCTACAAGCGTGCGGCGGACGTTCGCGTTGCCCGCGCCATCGTTGAAGCAGTCGACCCGGCGCTCAAGAAGGGAGGGGTTGAAGGTCTTGGCCCACTCGTTGAGCGAGTCGACCCCAGTACGAAAGTCAACTCCGGCCAGATTGCCGAAGTTCTGGATTCGCTTGTTAAGGAAGGCATCGTTGACGCCGACGACGCTAAGGCGATGGAGATTGCCGCGAAGTATCTCGGCAAGGTAAACGGCAATGTATCCAAGAAGGACATGGCCTGGTTCTATGATCGTCACGGCCTGGACGACAACGCATCAGAGAACGACGTGAAGCGGGCCGCCCAGTCGGAGCCCGATGCCGGCGCCCAAATCTCACTCTACCGCCAAGACTACAGCCCAGTCCCCGGTAAGAAGATCGCCACCTACTACGACAAGAACGGCGACCCGATTCGCTACCAGTTCGACGACTACATGTACGACTCGTTCGTGGCGCTAGGCGAGGCCCACCTTCCGGCATTTATGCGGGTATGGGAAAGTCTGATGAAGGTGTTTAAGACTGGCGCTATCTCACTCAACACGGCGTTCGGCGTCCAGAACCCAATCTCCGACCTAAGCGAATACATGGGTCGCGCCAAGCACGCTAAGGGCAAGGACGTTCTTACTAAGCCGCTAACGCTAGGATCGCAGTACATCGCCTACAAGATGGCAAGGGCGTTCCCCCACATTCGGCAGGCGATGGAAAAGGGCGGGGTGAAGATTCAAGATAGCCCGCTATTCCACCTATTCGACGAGATGGGCGGCAACCTCTACACGCAGATCGGGCAGCAGTCTAGCCAGATGCAGCGCGAGCGGCACCGCCGACTGGCTGTTTCTCGCTGGAACAAAGCGAAGTCGATGATGCGACATCCCGGCGAGGCCGCTTCCAACGCGCTCGGCAACATCCAAGAAATCATCGCCGCGACCGACGTACCAGCTCGTATCACCGAAATGGAGGCGTCCATTCGTGACGACGGCTACGTTCAAGACGGGGACTACTGGAAGGAAGTTGCCACTGGAAACCGAGTCCAAAAGCTCCCCGAACACGTTCGCATCAACGCCATCTACGCGGCTGGTGAAGCGACGACGAACTTCAAGCGACGTGGTAGATGGAGTCGATACACCGAACTGTTCCTGCCATTGTCCAACGCTCAGATGCAGGCGCTTCGTAAGCGAGTGGAACTGACCGGCGGGCTGAGGGGGCTTGTTTCCACTGGGGAGGCGCAGAGGGTTGCCACTCGATACGCGACGTATCTGGCCATGTCGTACACGGCTGGCTTGCTTTACGGGATGCTCCGCTCCGACGACGATGACTACATTGAAGGCGACGCTGCGCTGTATCACGACTACTGGGTGACCGGCGAGAATGGTAGCGCCAACTCGAAATTCCGCAAGCCGCGCGACTCTGCATCAATCATTCGTTTGGGTGAAGCGACAGGGGCATGGCTCGCGGACAACGCCGGCCCAGACGCGAAGGACGCTATTGTCCGCGATGTGCTGTCATCACTCCCAACAGGCGGTGGTTTGGCAAAGACCACGTTTGAAACATTCGTCACGAATCACGACTACTATCGAGATCGCGACGTGGAGCCGACCTGGATGGAGGGCGAGCACTTGCCGTCTTCGCACCGGTACAACGAGTACACAACCGGTGCGTCACGCGCTATTGGCGACATCACCGGGCGG